GTGCTCACCGATGCCAAACTCCGCAAGCTTAATGGAAAACCCATCCCAAAACTGATCGAGATGCCTGACGGCGGCGGCCTGTCTATCCGTATAACCCCACTTGGGCTGATTGTCTTTCAGTACCGATACCGGTACGCAGGCAAGGCACGCCGCATGACGCTTGGAAGTTACGACGAAATTTCGCTCAAAGAAGCGCGCGATATGGTTCAAGAGGCCAAGCGCGTCTTGGCCGAAGGGAAAGACCCCATCACAGTGAAATCCATGACGCTTGAGGAGATCGCCGGCGCAGCCTCTGTGAAAGACTGTCTATCTTATTGGACTGCCAGCGCTCAGGCTCAGCGCCTCGTGAAATTGCAGTATTGGGAGAGGGCATTTGATCGGCATGTACTCCCATATGTCGGCGATATGATAGTGGATGAAATGCAGATATCTCACTGGCAGCCAGTTTTCAAAAGGATGAGAACGAATGGGGCGGAAACCTTTGCTGGGATCATGCTATCAAAGCTAAAGCAGGTGTTTTCGTATTGCCTGAGAACGGAGAGGATTCGTGTTAATCCGATCGCCGCATTGCGAATTAGCGATGTTGGAAAACCTGTCGGCGTGGTTAAACGGTATTTCAGCGATGATGAAATAGGAGCTTTTTGGTTGGCTCTTGAAGGTTCTCGGATTGTTCACCAGAACAAGATCTTCATTAAATTGTTGCTGCTTACAGGGTGTCGGGGAGTTGAGCTAAGGAAGGCAAAGAAGGGCGAGTTTGATGTAAAAAACAGAACGTGGCGCGTTCCTGCGGAAAATTCAAAAACGCGCCAACCGTTTGTGAGAGGACTATCAGGGGATGCCGCAAAGCTAATTGAGGAGGCTATGTCGCTATACCCGAACATATCGCAATTGTTCCCGCCGGCGATTGTGCAGGGCGATCGCCCTATGTCAGCAGGTGTTCTATTGAACATGGCGGAACAGCTTAGGAATGAGATGGGAGTTCATGACTGGGCAATGCATGATCTACGTCGCACTGCAAAAACTAAAATGAGCGAATTAGGGATTGAGCCCCACGTATCCGAAAAGGTGCTGGGGCATAAACTCGGTGGCGTGCTGGCGGTATATGACCAGCATTCATATCTCAAAGAGCAGCAAAATGCGCTGGATATTTGGGCCGCTCATGTGGCGTCCTGCGTTTCATCAATGAGGCCTTGAGCGCGGAAAAATCGTATCACGTCGCAATATCTGTACTGTTCGCCACCATGGATTGGATTGGTGCCAGGCGCTGGTTTAGGGAACGGTGTACCAGCCTTTTCCCACTGCTTTTTTCTGCGCCAAAAGGTGGTTCTTGATATACCGCCCAACTGCTGCTGTATACCTTCGCGGGTGATCAATACGGGCTGAATTGGTAGGTTGTTTTTAGTCATGGCTTATCTCTCTGTAAAACGCCCATTCAGCATGCCGATCGTGTAGTTGAATCGGGGCAAAGAAATGCCGAGCAGTTCGACCTGAGCGAAATGCTTCATGATGATAGGGCGGGATAGGGTGTCGAAAGGGGTTTTCGGGTGTTGCTTAATCGCGGCGTGGAGTTCGTCGTTACAGCGTTTAGCTACTGATCTGAGTGCGTTTTGCTGAACGCTGCCGGCAGCAATTGCAGGCTGTTTACTGGGCATTGATTCCCCCAATGATCCCAGCCTGGCGCATCGCCACGGCTGAATAGTTCGATTCTTGACACGTCGCCGTATAGCAGTTCAAGGCGCCGGCGGACTTCCCAGGGTTTCGCGCTGTGTTCGCCGAGACAGATGAACACAACCTGCTTTACCGATGCGCTGGCGCGCTCGATGCCCTGGCCGCGAACGGCGATCAACACGTCTTCGGAGTTGGCGCGCGTGTAATTGCCGCCATTCATCCGGGTTTCGGCGTTGAGCATGTCGAGCAGATCGGAGAAGTCGAATATGGTTTGCTGCAGCAGCGCCTTGTTGAAGCGTAGTTCGGCCTGCTGGTTCAACTTCACCCACGTGAACGCTTTCATCGTTCTGACGCTGAATCCCCAGGATTCGGCCAGTTCGATCGCCTCCTGGCTGTGGTTGCCGGTGTACCACATTGCGAGCACGCTATCAGGAGCAGCAATAGCCCATACTGGCAGACGCTTCAGGTCTGCCATGCTCATCGTGCTGTAGTGATTGCCGGCGGCGCCATTACTGATCGTGTTGCCGTAACTCCAGGGCGGATCTGCATAGATGAGTTGATAGGTCATTGAGCGTTACCCCAGCAGCGCGCGGCAGCGTTGACGCAAAACTCTATTCTGGTTTTAATCCACGGAACATCGACTGCTCGCGCGAGTTTGAGGGATTTTTCCCAAACTTCAGCGGCCTTTTCATACCATCCACGTTGTTCACATTCAGACGCAATTCTGGCGATATTGCGGTATGCATGATGACTGGTCATGTTTAAATCCTGATTTGGTTGTTGTAGCGCTCATGGCTCATAACTTCCCATGAGTTGCCGTTGTCTTTCGATAGCATTCGCCAGCAGCGGGCCACTGGCAGCGTCAAATACTTATGCTGGTATGTTTGGTTGGGTTTCTTTTTGCCCTCCCTGTAGGCGCATAGAACCCCCTCAGCTTTGGCGCTGATTCGTTGCGGAATTCGTGGTTTCATTTTTACCGGTGGGTTATTTGGTGATTGGCGCCCAGCACGCGGAACGGATGCCAGGACGACGGACTTTCTCTACGGCTTTTTCTTTTTCCAGCTTAATCAAGCGTTGGCGGATGGCTTTCCCGGTCATGCCGTTGTAGCCAGCACAGCGTAGGAGGCTTGCAACTGAATCCGGCGTGGAGCCGACAATACTGAGCCGCGAGATGATTTCGTTATCGTCGGGTATCGTGATCATTCCCACCCTCCGGCGCTGCTGCCAGCATTGCGGCGTAGATGTTGCCGAAGTTAACGCAGAAAGTTTCGTCAGCGTTGAAGGTCACGTCGTCGCAGTTCATAGCAGCGGCGATCATGTCTTCGGTTGGCTCTGCTGGTACCAGCTTGTAACCGCCACTTACAGGTTGATCCAGCATTGCGGCGCGGCAGGCGTTCCATGCCTTGAGCTGAAGCTCGTGCTGGATGTGGAAGTTAACCGTGCGAAGACCTGCTTCCGGGCTGTTAAACCACGCCTCAAAATCTGGCGCTGCGTTCACCGCTGGCGCTGGCGGGGCGGTGAACAGTGGCTTGTTATGATCGACCAAAGGATCGGCGCTTATCGGTGCGAAACCTCTCCGTCCAAGTAAAGCAGCCGTTTCCTCGCTATAATATCCGAACGGCTTGATCACCGGCTGCGCCTCCCGGTTAGCCAGGAGTTCACTGGTCAGCACCAGAAATTCATCCGGCCTCATGGTCATCTTCAATTTGGTGGCAGAAAGTTCCGTGGCGGCGTCATGAAGCCATTTCAGTCTTTCGGTCGTTAGTGTCATGCACCCTCCTTCAGTTCATCGATAGTCCAGTTTTCGAACTTCATGGTTTACCTCCGTCAATCTTTATCAGGTATCGGTCGTGCGCGATAATCCCCGCACAGTAGCGGCCAAGCGGCGAGCAATGCCACAACCTTGCTGGAGGTGTTAGCTCGGCGTCAGTTATCAGCTGCGCAGCTTTGTACCTGGTAAACTCGAACCATTTACGCCATGCGCCGGCGGGCGTTGCACTCACACCAAAATTGACGCTGTCTTTCTCCCCAGGGCGACCGCAATACCACCACTCCCTACAAAACCAGAGCCTTGGCTTCATCCTACTCACCCCTTTGAACCGCAGAATTCAGCGCATTCAGCACCATGTCTGTGAAAACCCCTTTGCCGTTTACTCTTGCGTGCGCTTCGATTTCACGAATGGCAGATTTCAAAACTCCCACTCTCACGCGGACAACACGCCAGTTTTCTCTACTGGATTTCTCAAGGTCACTAAGTGCGGTCATGGCTACTCATCCCCCTCGACTTTGAACCCTGCGGCGCGGATTGCTTCGGCACACTCCTCAAGACAAGCATCCCAACCGCCATCCCAGCTATCTAAATCACTGGTTTTACCAGGCAACCGCACCGGCGTATCCAGCCGCTCTTTAAGCGCATCGATAGCCATCATGATCGACTCGTTGTCGGGGTTGCAGCCCAGCTCGTTGCCGATTTCTTTGAACACCTGGGATGCGTCTGCTCGGATGGATTCCAGTTCGGCAGCTCTCTTTCGTAACCCTTCAATCTCGCCATTCCTAGCGACAAGGTCACGGGCAACGCGCTCGTTATCTTCCAGCAGGGCGGAGACGTACTCTTGCGAGTAAAGCGGCTCAACGATAGGGTCTTGTGACGGATCGCGAACGTTAACTATCTTGCCGTCGTCTTGCGTTACATACCGGCTACCCAGACCATACGCCTTGGCTTTCTCCAGCGTAGAGAAGGTGGTGTTGGCGTTGATGGTTTTATCAGGCTCGCCATTCATGTTCCGAAATCGCAGAGAATACGCCACCGGATTGCTCAGTTCGCTCAGCTTATTGTCCATCACAGCTTCACCGCCTTAATTTCCCGGATGTATTTCAGGCAAAGCGGGCAGGTTATTCCTCCTCGCTGCACAACCTTTGTCTTGGCGATAACGTTTGTGCAGCAGCCAAATGAATAAAATTCACCGGAGCACAACAGCATTGGATCGCCTGATCGCTCTACCGACAGGTGCCAGAATCTCTCTCCGAGAGGCGTTTTTTCGCCGTCATCATTGATGAGTATTTTCACCAGCGTGCTCATAATGCTTTCTCCTGGGCATCGGCCCTATACAAAACACATTCCCGAATCACAGAACTGCACCAAATCCATCTGAGCGCCTTTGCCGCCGCTTGGTTTTAACGGTGCCTCGGCAAGTGGGACACCGTACTTTGTCAGCCACAACCACGGCCAAGTTTTCTGGATCTCCCTCTCATGCTCGCAGGCGCGCTGGAAGTCTTCAGTAACGTTCTCTTTCATGAACAACCACAGGTCGTCATCGCGGTTTGGGCACATCCAGCAGAGCGATGCGGGTGGCGTTGGGAGGCCGTAATCTTCTACGCACTGGATGCACATCTGCTTTGTCAGCATCATGTCGATGAGCGGATAACGGCGGCGCCATTTCCCATCTGTGACCTTCATGCGGCGCGCTGCTTCTTCGATGCTGATCCCCATCCACATATCTACACCGCGTGCCGTCAGAAATTTTTCGCCGTACTTATCGTTAAGAAATCTCTGCACTACCTCCTGCTTCCATTTGACACTGCAGAATGTTGGCTTTTTGCCGGTACACCACCCATTCGCATCGCGGCCGTTACGTGTGGAGAAATACCCTGGCAACGGCTCATCTTCATCTGGCCCGACGATGTCGTAGGTGGCGTAAAGGCTTTTCGGAACGATGTGATATTCGATGCCGACTTCATCGCAAAGCGCCTTGATATGCTTGGCTTGGTATGCAAAAACGTTGCTTGCTTCGCGCTCGGTGTCCGACATAACGATCACGTCGGGTTTTGGCAAGACGCCTGCATGAATCAGGCAGATCATTGCGTTGCTCTGGGTTCCGCCACCGCTCGAAAGCACATTGAAGCGAGCGGGGTTGTGCTTAAACAGGCGACGCGGAATGAAGGATTTCATGAATCTACCCACGCTCCACCTCCCTAGCGCCGACCTGCTTGAACTCGATAACCCACACCCAGGGATTGGCGCCCCAGCTTTCTTCGCCGTAGATGGACTGCCATAACTCACTGAATGCCACCTGGTGCATCATGTGTTCGTGACCAGGGGAAACACCGGCTTTCACGCCTTCAGCCTTGGCGTCCTCTTCGCTGATATCGTTCAGGCGCTCAACGCGCACGGCGGTGATTTCTAGCGTGATTCTGCTGGCCCAGCGCGGCATGTGGATTGATGGGCGCCAGTTGCCTTCTGCGCCACTAATCAAATCTGCATACCATTGTGCAAACCAATACTTTTCAAGATTTGGGTCTTCTTCCTCGCCATCGTCTTCACCTATGACACGAAGACCACCATCGGCTCGGTAAGCAATGGCTGGGTGACCATCATGATTCACATCAGCCCACGTCTCCCGCACCCACAACCGATCGCCTACCTGGCCGAATGGGCATAGGAACGGGTTCGAGCGAGCTCTGCTGATTCCCAGCGCATCTGATAATGACCAGTAATATTTTCCCTCTTCACTAGCATTTTCAGACTCGATAATCTTCCTCAGCCCAAAAGTCTTGCTTTCAGGTTGAACCTTAATAACCCGCCGCGTCTGGGTCTTGCGGCCGTCGAGAATGGCGCGAACCATCTCTCCGTTGAAAATCACTGGGCGCTCTTTCATTTGGCCTCCCGAGGATTGATGACTTGTTCAGCTGCATATTTCATAGTGTCTCGACATTCAAAAATCGTAACCGAGTCACTATCATCAAGGCCTGCTGCATCTACTTGCCTGACAAATGCATCAATCAACGCCTTGCACGCTTGCTCACGGATAGCTGCAAGTGCTGAGTCAGTGGCTGGGGTTTCAGGAATCTGCATGATGAATTTACGTACTGTCTGATATTCATCGTTGCGATAGCTTCCAAAGGCGTAAATGAACGGCTTATTGAGGTTGTGACCATTTTTATTGATGTAGTCTTTGCAACCTTGCTCGGTAAAGCAGCCGGTCACAAACACATCAATCTCTTTCATGGCGTATCTATCCCAGCCATCCCTAACTTCATATTTGGCCTGATAGATAGCCTCCAGGCGCCGATGCTGCGTCTCTGTGGCTTCGACATAATTGCCACTCTGGTTTTCAACCCAGCAAATACGATCGCAGTCGTGGTCTTCAGAGGCGACGATTTCCCGCTTGGTCATGACTGCAAAAAATGGCTGGTCAGTTATACGGTTATCTTGGGTGCGGATTAGCTCGCCGATAGCACTCAGTTCAGAGCGCTCGCGCTTCAGCGCCTGGTTCTCCACAGCCAGCGCATCGCGCTCAGCCTTCAGTGCTTCATAGTCGGAGAATTTAACGAACTCACCGTGTTCGTTTTCGCGGGCAAACGGCTCAAAGCGAGCCGCATGCATGACGTAATCAGGGTTATATCTCTGAACCATCTGAATTCTCCTTGCTGCTGGTGGAGCGGTACTCATCGAGAATGGCGAGCACATCAAGCTGAGTGCCGGCGGGAAGGATGTAGGCAGTCTGGTCGTCGATTTCACGGACTTCAGCCTGTGCTAAGAGCGTGACGAGCTTGCGGGACTTTGGAGCACTGAATTTCGGCGCGATGAAGGATTTAGTGACCTTATTCTTGCCTGCGGCTTTGGCCTTCTCAACGTCGCCAGCCAGCACTTTTCCGGCTTGATCGCCATGCTCTTTTACGCGCTCAACAGCAGCATCGATGGCAACGGCGCCATCTTTGACCAGCGTCTGAACATCGTGATTTGCTTGGGTGAGGGCAAGCAACTTATCGACCGTAGCGCGGCTTTTGCCGACCAGCGCGGCGATCTCATCCGGTGACAGATTGAAGCCTGCGAGCTCTTTTACCACCTGAGATTGCTCGTATGGGGTAAGCGCCAGCTGGCTATTGCTGTTCATGATGCGCGCTATGCGCTCCACGTCGCTACCAGTGAAAGGCAGGATGGCTATCCAATCAACGGGCTTTCCCGCGTCACGGCAACGCAAATATGCGCGGTGCCGGCGGTGGCCCTCAACAATCCAAACACCGCCTTCATCGCGTGGGCGAACCTCAAGCGGAGGAACCGGCTTTCCTGATGACAGGTGATTGAACAGGTCATCATCAGCGGCCTGTGTGCGCTCATCGTCTACGCGCTTGTTGAAGCCTTCCTGGACGTGAATATCAGCCAGCTTGATGAACATTCCGGAGTCAGTCCGCTTAAGCGTTCCGTTGTTCTTCATCTGCTTGAATGAGTTCGCCATGCATTAACTCCAGACCGCGCCGGCAGTCAGCAGGCACAGGGTAAAAATGAGTAGGTAGAAGAGGTGTTTGCCGTGGTGACGTTTAGGGGCGAAATCGCCCCCGGTCAGGTCGTACTTGTGCTGAATACGGGCGTTGAGGCTTACCATGTTGGCCTCCGCTGCTGAGTGTGCAGGCGGCGCTGCAGTGTTCTGATGTTCTGGCGGACGACGTACACCGGCGCACAGGTATCGGCGCAGACGAGGATTCTCACGGCCTTATATCTGCCGTCTTCATAGCGCTGAATGCTCACAGCCTGTTTTGCTACGTCGCGCGTCTGGCCGCAGTGTTCACAGCGTTGGGTGGTGGTTTGCATAACATGTCCTCTCAATGAAATTCACATGGGTAAAGGCGCTGCCTTGTTGGGATCCGCGCTCGCTTTCGCTACGGTTCCGGCACTTCCGGAGCGGTGGGCAGCGCCTTTACTGATGTGAAAAAAAGAGCCCCGGCTAGCGGGGCAAACTGGAAGAAACGAAAGTGTCATGGTGAGTGCCAGGGTGATGCCTGGCTTCAGATGCCTTTACTTTTAAGCCCAATAAAAAACCGCATCCCTCCGGGCTGAATAGCTTTAGCTCGACAGGTAAAACCCCAGCGCCGACCAGAACGCGACGCAGATGACAACCACGCCAAGCCAGACTTTTTCGTTGAATGTCATGATTTCCTCAGTGCGTCCCGTAGAGCGCGGTGGGTGTTAGCTGGCTAGCCACTCGTCATAGGTTTTCAGCGGCTTTCCGGTCATAAATTCATTGCCTTTACCATCATCAGCGCAGGCAAGGTAAATCTGATATTCGCTGTCGTTGTCGCCGCGCGCTTTAGTCTGCCAATTCGCGTTTTGTTCGAGTTGCATCTTGTAACCCTCTGTTGTAGTGGTTTTATGCCTACCGCCCCACACTGGCAGCGGCAGGGTAAAAGCACTCCGTAACCGTTACATTTTCCAGCCCTCCAGTTGTCTGCCTGTTCACGTTGCTGGGTCAGGCTCCCGTGCTTATGTCCCCACGCACCCGTCATAGCCGAAGCTGATAAGAGCAAGCGGGGTTAAAAGTCTTTCTCCCTAAAGAACGTCTCCGGTCGATCCCTCTCGGGGCCGGGGAGTGATTGCACGCTCACCCCTGGGCGTCTTACCTGTTTGGCTTCCTGCCAGTGACGTTGTTGCTGTCGATGGAGTGAATAATAGGCATGGTTATAATTCATGTAAATAGCTAAAACTATAAAAATATAGACATAGCTATTATTTCATTGATATTTAAGGTTATTTATTTTCGTTTTTTAAAGCGCTACTATCGGAAAAACTTGCTGGAGGTAGGTATGGAATCGAATTGGCAAGACGAACGACCAGCGTTTATCGTTGGCGAGATAGGCGAGGCAGTGCTGGAGCTGGTGATTGAAGGTAAGGTAATCAACCGCGACAATGTAGCTGACTATCTTGAAGGTAAGTGTAAATCAGTGGGCAACGTGATTCACAAGGGGATCCTGCGTGATGCGGCAGCGGCTGTGAGGCAGGGGAAGTAAGGCACAAAAAACCCGGCTCGGCGGCCGGGTGTCTATTGTAGTCAGCCATTAAAGCTTTCCGTACATGATGGACTCGTGCAGTAGAGCTTTTCCCATAACAAAGAACTGATCTTCAGTGTTTTCGTCGATATACCATTTTTCAAGGTGAGGGTTATCAGAAAGAACGGCGAGCTTTGTACCTTGCATTTGCAAGCGCTTTACATGAAACGTTTTACCGTAAACAAATGCATAAACACCATCCGTAGTAAACTCACGAACAGCAACATCGAAAAACAGCCGATCCCCTGATTTTATCGTAGGGGACATGCTATCTCCGTCTACCGTCATAACTTTTACGTCCTGGGCCGCCCTGTGACCAAACAATGCTTTGGCGCGGTCTGAAGTAAACTCAATTGCATTCAATACTTCAACAACCTCGGAAAGCATGTAACTCCCTGGACCTGCGCTAACTACCAAATCAAGAACCTCAACTCGATAGATGTCGGAGTCATCCCGGATGCTATCTGTTAAATCGATACGTTTTGACTCTGTTGCGCTATCGCGCATGGGCTCCGTTCCTTCAGCGAGCCATTCCGCACGTACTCCAAGTACATTCGCGATCTGAGCGGTTTTCTTTGATCCCTTGGCGCCGCCGCTGACCAACTTCCAAACGCTAGGCTGGGCCATGCCAACAGCCTCAGCCAAGGCGTTTTGCGTGAAGCCACTCTCTTTCATGGCCTGATTTAGTCGTTCCGAGAAGGTCGTTTTTTTCATACCGCCATCATATAGCTGAGACTATTTAACTATCAAATAGCTTTGCCTATTTACAATTGGCATAGCTATGACTATTATTTCGGTAAATTAAAAAGACGGAGCTATTTATGGTTAACCAAGCAATCAAGAAGGCTATTGAAGTCCTGGGTAGCCAGCAAAAGCTTGCCGATGCCTGTGGGGTAAAGCAGCCCTCAGTTTGGGCATGGCTTCACAACAAAGCGAAGGTTTCACCTGAGCACGTAGGCCACATCGAACGAGTAACCAATGGGGAGATCCCCGGCTACATGATTCGTCCTGATCTGCCTCACATGTTCAAAAAACCAAACTAATCACTGCAACACGACGGAAATTTTAAATGGAATCAGTCGCAACAAGTCGCAATTCAGTGCGCGTCAACTGCAAGCCTGAAGTGCTGGAGAGCTTCTTTCACAAGGAGGCCATTTTGCGCGGCAACAAGCCGCTGGCGATGGGGATGGGGATCCACCCTTCGGGGTTGAGCCGTGACAAGGTTCGCATCGTGAAGATGGCGGCGCGGATGGTGTTGGAACTTGGATTGCCTGAGGGATGTGTTGCAGCTCCAGGATGCGAGCAAAACGTAGTGCTGACCGGCGATGAGGCAAAAAAGTTGCTTTCGATACTGGAGCACATCCGGGAACCAAAGACGGAATAGGGGGCTTTATGGCCTGGGACACGTTTGTTTACGACAACATCAAGAAGCAGCTGGTGAAAGAGGGATTCAGCGAAGCGCTGGCTCAGGGGGGCATCACACGGAGCCGACCTTTACCGGCGGAAGTCGCAGGCGAGCAGGAAGGGGATGATTTATGACGACTGTCTCACGCTTGCGCGCCAGTACGTGCTTGCGAGCTGTACCAAGGAAGAGAAGCCGGAATCAGGGAAGAAGAAAAGCCGAACAGTTGCAGCTGCTCGGCCGACACTTTTCTAGATAGGAGTTCTGCTATGAACAACCTGATTGTGATCGAAGAGACCGCCATTCGTCAAGACTCGGCTGGCCGTTACTGCCTGAATGACCTGCATAGGGCCGCTGGTGGTGAGGAGCGCCATAAGCCGAAATACTGGTACGCCACCCAGCAAACGCAAGAGCTTGTGCAACTTTTGACCGAGGGTGGAATTCCCCCCTCGGAGCAAAATCAACCAATTAGCGTTATTCGCGGTGGTTTGGAGCAGGGCAGCTATGCCTGCAAAGAGCTGGTTTACTCCTACGCCATGTGGATCAGTGCCGCCTTCAACCTGAAGGTGATACGCACATTCGACGCCGTGCAGACCGCATCACCGATGACAGAGCTGGAAATGATCGCTCTGATGGCGACCAAGGCCGCCGAGCAGCAGCGCCAGATGAACGCATTACAGCTGCAGGTGAGCGGCGTAACCCAGCAGATTGAAGAAATCTCGACCGGCGCCATTCCTCCTGGCTGGCAGACTGTCCGCAACCTGGTTGCTGAATCCGGCCTTTCCGACGGGAAGGTAAGAGCGTTGATCAGCGCCTTTCATGTACCCAGCAAGAAAATCCCCTTCAATGCACCGGGCGGCATTCTGACGAATGCGACGGTGGCGAAAGAGGACGATTTCATATCTGCCCTCGACGAGGTACGCAGAACGGCGACGCGCGCCTGCCGTAGCAAGTACTGGTATCACCCGCGCCTCGGCCGTTTCGAGATGAAAGAGCTGCATGACTAGCCGCGAGGTTGATCGGTACTACGTAGACAGCCACGGCATTCGCGTGCATGTCATCCGTTGGGAAATCGGCGAGAACCGAGTGATTTTTCTGCGTGATGGTTATGAGCATGGCGAGTGCTTCAGGTCTGTCGAGAACTTCAAAGAGAATTTTAAGCGAGTCGAAGTATGAGCATGAACCTGATGGCGCAGGCTATGAGCATCAAAGTGGGCAATCCACTGCGCAAGTTGGTGCTGATCAAGATAGCTGATAACGCGAACGACAAGGGCGAGTGCTGGCCTTCATATCAGCATGTCGCTGACCACTGTGAGTGCAGCAAAAGCGCTGTACGGGCGCACATTGAGGCATTGATAAAGATGGGTTTACTCACCAAAGAGAACCGCCTTGGCGTGAACAATGGGAAGGGGAATACCTCGAATCTCTACTATCTGACCCTGGACAACCCTGTGCCGTCAGAAAGCATAGCCCCCTGTGCCGTCAAAAAGCATAGCCCTATGCCGTCAAAAAGCACAGGGGTGTGCCAGCAGGTGACACAGGGTGTGCCGTCAGAAAGCACACCCCCTATGCCAGCAGATGGCACCAGAACCAGTCACTCTTTTGAACCAGTCATTGAACCAAAAGAAAAACCCCCCATAGCCCCCCAGAGCGATGCGGGAGCAGAGAACCCATCGGCTGAGGCTGGGGAAGTTCTCGATTTTCTGAATGAAAAAATCAACGGCAGGACGCCAAAGCGTGCCGACACGTTGCGTGAAATTGCCGAGCGCCTGGCAGAAGGCAACAGCGCCGCCGAACTGAAGCTGGTGGCTGAACACCGTGCAAGTCTGCTGCTGGGCGATCCGAAGATGGGCCACATGCTCAGCGCCAAGATGATTTTCGATGCCGTCCGGTTCGGTGGTTATCTGGCCGCCGCCAATGCCTGGGATCGTCAGCGCAGCCACAAAGCCGCTATGGCCGAAGCAGTCGAACAGCAGCGTCAGGATCCGGTGGCCGGTGACGCGCCGGAGATTGATTTCGATGATGCGTTCGATCGCCTGCTGATTGAGGGCTTGCAGCCTGAGAATCCGGCCGAGAAACAGGCGTTACAGCATGTTCAGAAGCACGGCTTCAGTTCCAAGGTTGAAGAAAACGCACGCCGTGAGTGGCGGGTAATTTTGGCTAAGGCGTATGCCCGCACAGGAGGCATTGAGGTATGAGAGCGATAGTCAAAGCAGCGGTACAGCGTGATCTGGGTATTGCCCTGATCCCGGTTGACGAAAAGCTGGCGTTTCACATGTCGGGCCGCGTGATGGTTTCCACGCTGCCGAAAGAGTTCAAGGATGCACCTGAAGGTATCCTGCCGGCGGTGGAGCATGAGATCGCCAACGATCCGCGGTTACAGGGTTTCTTTACAGATGAACGCGTTATCAACGCCTGCGGCGGCGTTAATGCTATTGAAGCCTGGGCGACGCAGTTCACGAAATGTCAGTACAGCAAGCACGACCTGCCGGAGACAATTCTGGACACCGAGCGCGTAGGTAATTCGGCCGTTCGCATCTGTCCTGGGTGCTACAAAAAAAGCCTGGGTGTATCGCCAAAGCTGGAAAAAATAGCTGCTCGCAACACGGCGCGCTGGGTGGTGGCAACGGCAAAGCACCGTCTGAAATCCGAGGGACAGTTGACAATCCCTGAGCTGATGCTGTGGGCCATGCTGTCCGGTGTATTCGACCTGATCCCCGATGACGTCGCGCGCACCGTCACCGACATACCAGAGCCAAAGGTGATCACAGGCACTCGCAAGGAGTCCGAGATGGATTGCACGCCGGCGGCTACTGAGATTATTTCCAAGCAGGCGGCTAAGTGCTTCACCGTAGACCCGGCGCCACAAAAGGCCTTCATGCTGCGGCCAAAGCTCACCCGCGTAGAGGACAGCAAATATACCCGCTGGGTTAAGACTCGTCCTTGCTGTGGCTGCGGCGCCCGAGCTGATGACCCTCATCACATCATCGGCCACGGTCTGGGCGGAATGGGAACCAAGCCCAGCGACTACCTGACAATCCCGCTGTGTCGTACCTGTCACCGCAAACTGCATGACGACCCAGCGGCGTGGGAAGCGGAACATGGTAGCCAAACAGATTTGCTGGCGCAGTTCCTGGATTACTCCATTGGCATCGGGGCTATCGCATGAAAGAGGTGACCATAACACGCCAGCAGTACCGGAACGTCTGCGATGCGCTACTGAATACAGCCAACCTGAACGAGCAGCTTTTGCTGCTCTCAACTGCAGATAAACGTTCGGAAAAAATTCACCGCCAAGCCAGCAAGCTATTACAAAAAATTCGCCAGCAACTTCAGGAAGCCGTGGGAGAAAAACAATGAGATTAGAGTCGATTCCAAAATACTTTGCACCGAAATCACCGACCTTTAGCGACTCACCGCGCGCGACGGCTTCGGACTCTTTGACCGGTACTGACGTGATGGCGGCATTCGGGATGTGCCAAGCTCAGGCAGAGTTCGGTCTGGATTTGTTTTTGGCAAAACAGGGCATCAGCTCACCTGAGCGCGCGCTGGAGCGGTTGAAGGAATACGCGATAAAAGCCGCCGGCGCACACAAGGCCATCCGCAAACACAGTGAAGAGATTCAGCGCAGAGCGATCGGCATCATGGTGGCGTTTGCATTCCAGGATTACTCCCGCAGCGCGGCCAGCGTCAGGACGTGCGAATGCTGCAAGGGAGAGGGCTTTATTGAGGCTGAGGTTTTTTCGAACAAGACCCATACCCCATTTGCAGCTAAAGAGTTCGTAAGGGCATCTATCAAAATGGGCGTAGAGGGATTTAAACCGTCTGAATATGACGTCCGGCGCGAACTAAGAGAGCAGGTGAAATTGCTCTGCCCGACCTGCAAGGGAAAGAAGGTGATCAGCAATGCCTGCAGATGTAACGGACGCGGCAAGGTGTTGGACAAGAAGCTGAGCGATAAGACAGGGATCCCGGTGATGAAGGACTGCGACAAGTGCAGCGGTAGAGGGTATGCGCGCCTGCCAGCTGAGCAGGTTAGAAAGGCGCTGGCGCTGGAAGGTTTAGAGATAGCGGAAACCACTTGGCGCCGGGACTACAAGCCCTTCTATGAGCAGCTCGTCACGCAGTGTCACAAAGAGGAAAGCATTGCGGATTCTATGCTGGCGGCGGTCACGGTTTAACAGAATTAAGAAAAATAGCGTCACGTTAAAAGCAAAGTATTGACATTTTGGCGAAAATGGACTAGCTTTATCTCCATGATGTGATATTTCCGCTTGTCACATGACCAATCAATTAAGGCCCGCCTCTGTGCGGGCTTTTTGCATTTCAGCCCCAGCCAACGGACGACACACACGGCACCTTCTTACCTGCAGCGTTTACGGCTGGTGGCTGAACCCTATTAGCCGTGGCGTAGACTGCGGCTTTTTTATGCCCTCGGTATGGAGAGGACAATTACAGCAATGAGGAGTAACGATGTCCGATCCATTAACTGCGACTGGCACCACTGCGCTGGTGTCGGCCACGATTGCGGCTCCTGCAGTTGGCATTGATTACGGGGTTATCTTTGGCGCGTTCATCGGTGCGATGTTCTACGTCACCCAAGCCAAAGACATTCCGCGAATCAGACAGGCTTTCTCGTTCGTTGTCTCATTTGGTACTGGCGTGCTCGGTGCTAGTGTTGCCGGCGCCAAGCTTTCAACATGGCTTAATTACAACGATACCCCGCTGGAGCCGTTAGGTGCGCTGATCATCTCTGCCGTCGCGGTCAAGCTGCTTACCTTCGTCAGTGAGAAGATGGAGGATCCGACATCGCTGTTTTCCAGATTCCGTGGAGGCGCGAATGGCAAGTAACGATATCTCTGTGATGTGGTTAAACCTCATTCACACAGTAACGACTAGTGATCCACTTGTTGTGCTGAATGTGTTGCTGTGCTCGGCGATTGTCTGCCGCCTGGCATGCTTCAGAAAAACAGGTTACCGGCACCGGGCATGGATAGCCTGGCTGGCATGGTTGGTTATCTGCGCCTATTCATGGGTCCCGTTTCGCTTCATTGCTCAGCAGTACCAGGAAACACACTGGGGCGTAATCGCGGCGAATCTCATCATCTGCATCGCGCTGTACCGGGTTAAGGGGAACATCGCGAAACTGCTACACCCCCTGAGGCCACAATGACACAAAACGAATTTCAAAGGGCGGCTGGTATTAGCGCCGGGTTAGCCGCGCGCTGGTATCCGCATCTGATCGCCACCTTTGCTGAGTTCTCAATCGAGCAGCGAGCGGCACTGGCAATGTTTATTGCTCAGGTAGGGCATGAATCAGCTGGCTTTACCCGCACGGTAGAGAGCCTGAACTACACTCCACAGGGATTACTTTCAACCTTTGGGAAGCGCATCACTCCCTATCAGGCTGGCATGCTTGGACGTACAACGGCACACCTGGCAAACCAGCCGGCGATTGCAAACCTGGTATACTCCGATCGTCTGGGCAATAAATCACGCGGTGATGGCTGGAAATATCGTGGGCGTGGGCTGATTCAGGTTACCGGCCAGGACAACTACCGAGCGTGCGGTATTGCGCTGAAACTCGACCTGGTTGGCAATCCTCAACTGCTGGAGAGCGACGGTAACGCGATGCGTTCTGCCGGCTGGTTCTGGAAATCTCGCGATTGTGGCCGCAATGCCAACGATATCGAATGGGTAACCCAACGTATCAATGGTGGCATCAACGGATTATCTGATCGCCAAGCGCGGTATGACATGGCGCGTAAGGTGCTGCTATGAATTGGTTCCCATTGCCAAATTGGAAAGCAATGCTGGTGGCAGTAGCTCTAGGATTGGTCGCGTGGCTGGCCGTCAGCAACTGGGGTTACCGCAAAGAGCTGCAGTTGACCAGCCAGAGGCTTTCAACGGAGCAGTTGAAAAACAGCAAGCAGGCGGGGTTGATAGCTACGCTGCAGGCTCAGGATGCTCAGAACCGCGCACTGGTGGCTTCACAACAACAGCACGAGCAACAGCTACGCCAGCAGTACGACATTTTGCAGAGGAAATTCCGTGAAGCGATTAAAGATAATCCCTGCGCTGCTGAGCGTATGCCTGATTCTGTCGTTGAGTTCCTGCAGCAAAACTCCACCGCCGGCGCCAGAGCAGGTAATAATCCTGCCCCCTGAAACAGTATTCACGCCATGCGAGCAACCCGGGTTGCAGGGAAATACTTGGGGTGACGCTGTGAGCTACACGCTGGCGCTGCAAACAGCCCTATTAATCTGCGCCGCCCAGGTGGCCACGCTGAACCAATGGCGCACATCGTTAGGGAGATAATCATGGGAAGAAAAGCCCCAACACCACCGCCGTACAAACCAGGGGATAAGGTAAAGCGTCCAGCCCCACCGCCGACACCCCCTAAAAAACCATGAAGGATCAGCCCATTTTGCTATGATAGGTTGGTTTTCTTATATGATCCTGAACGGAGTTTCCATGAGAAAGGTTATCGTTTTCTTCAATGGTGATGCCCCATATTTAATTCAGGTTGGAGTGCATTTGCCTTCACTAAGACTTGAATATCCCGATGGTCAACGTACAGATTTGCCGATTCGCAAGGCTCTAATTAACGGTGAGCGTGGCGAGTACGCTTATGCTTCAGATCGCGAAGTAGAATTTGACGAAATTAGAGACGCATTTGATAAACTGGACAAATAGCATTACAGGTGGCATTCACTGAGTGCCACCGATAATGCGCAAAGCAAAGTCACCGAATCTATCCGGCTCGCTGTGGGGTAGAGGCTGGTGACTTTTTTTATTTTGGAGGGATCATGGCTAAAACAGCACAGGATGAGAGCCATGAGAGGCGCCCATACCCACCGCTAAGGTTTATCGAAGACCATCAACTGACGCCTTATATCGGCCTGGTGCCTGCGAATGAGGTGCAGGAATGGATGCAGCGTCAAATCATCGACGATGCAGGCAGCCTGTTTAACCCAGACCACAGACACCTTGCAGACGCTGAGCTGCGCTTTATGTGGGCGTCGTCGGCGTTTGAGAAAAAAGGGCGCCATGTGCTCGGCCAGGCTGAAGAGGTAGCGATGCGTGCCGGCGGCTGGCAGAAGGCAAGGATGGAACAGCAGATGCATGAGTGGTTCGGGGATGTGCCGAAATTCATCATCACGCTGGCTGCCGACTACTGCTCACAGTGCTCTAATGCTGAGTTCTGCGCCCTGGTCGAGCATGAGCTTTACCACATCGCGCAGGCGACAGACGATTTCGGCGCACCGAAATTCAACAAGGAAGGCCAGCCGGTGCTGAAGCTGCGCGGCCACGACGTTGAAGAGTTTGTTGGCGTGGTTCGCCGGTATGGCGCCAGCATGAAAGTTCAGGAACTGGTTGATGCGGCCAACAGGCCTGCGGAGGTGGCACAACTAAACATTGCCAGGGCGTGTGGTAACTGCATGTTGAGGCTGGCGTAAATATTGGACTGTATTGGACGGATGGTGATTTATGGCCGCATTAAAACCAGATGTAAAAGCCTTCATCATTCAGTCGCTTGCGTGCTTTGACACCCCTACACTTGTGGTGGAGTCCGTCCAAAAAGAGTTTGGGCTAAAAATCACGCGTCAGCAGGTTGAATCTCACGACCCGACAAAGGTTAGCGGCAAGTCGCTGGCCAAGAAATGGGTAGACCTGTTCCACACGACGCGAGAACGATTCAAGACGGAAATTTCAGACATTCCGATCGCCAACAAAGCCTACCGGCTGCGCGTTCTTAACCGCATGGCGACGCGCACCGAAACCATGAAAAACTACGCATTGGCCGCTCAGATCGTCGAGCAGGCCGCGAAAGAGTGCGGCGATGCGTATACCAACAAGCAAAAGATTGAAACCCAGCACACCATCGCTGATGAGATGGCTGAGCTACTGAAGGAGATATCTTCTGAGGCGTGATTTATGGCTGATCTCAACAAGCAATTCAGCGAGCTGAAGAAGAACCTTAAAAATCGATTCTGGCGCCTAAACAACCTTTACTTCATTACCGACAAATCGGGGAAGAAGGTTAAGTTCAGGATGACCCCTGAGCAGCTCGAATACTTCGAAGGCGTACACACCAGAAACATAATCCTAAAGGCCAGACAGCTCGGCTTTACGACGCTGGTTTGTATTGTCCAACTCGATGCCGCGTTGTTCGAATCAGCCAAATGCGCGCTGATTGCCCACACCTTAAACGACGCAAAGCGCTTGTTTAGGGAAAAGGTCAAATATGCCTACGACAACCTGCCGGCGCTGATCAGAAAGGCGAACCCGGCAAAGAACGACGCAGTTGGTGAGCTTGTTTTCAATAATGGCGGCTCTCTCTACGTTAGCACTTCATTTCGTGGCGGCACGCTGCGTTACCTGCACGTTTCTGAGTTCGGCAAGATCTGCGCTAAGTACCCGGATAAGGCCCGTGAAATCGTCACTGGCGCCTTTGAGGCGGTATCGACAGATTGCTTTACAACTATTGAGAGTACAGCCGAGGGGCGCGCTGGGTATTTCTTCGACTATTGCCAGACGGCTGAGAAAGCGCAGCTTCAGGGCAAAACGTTATCAAACCTCGACTGGAAGTTTTTCTTCTTCACTTGGTGGAAGAATCCTCAGTACGCAATCGACCCGGTAGAAAGCCTCCCAGAGCGCCTGGTTGACTACTTCAACGAACTCGAAGCCAAGCATGGCGTCACGTTAAATGAACGCCAGAAGGCCTGGTATCTCGCCAAAGAGAAGACTCTAGGCGACGACATGAAACGTGAGTATCCGAGCATACCCGCTGAAGCCTTCCAACAGTCGGTAGAGGGTGCGTATTACGCCAAGCAGTTCCGCTGGCTGTATACCAACAAGCGGATCGGTTCACTTCCAGACAATTCTCACCTCCCGGTTCACACGTTCTGGGATATCGGCGTGGGCGACTCAACAGCTATCTGGTTCGTTCGTGAGGTTGGTGAGGAGTTTCATGTCATCGACTACTACGAGAACTCTGGCGAGGGTTTGAGGCATTACATGAAGGTGCTGAAAGACCGTGGCTATGAGTACGGCGAGCACTGGGGGCCGCACGACATTGAAAACCGTGAGTTTGGCTCTGATGCTAAATCACGGAAGGAGCTGGCGCGTGAGGGTTACGAAATTGACGGCCAGGTGTATTCGATGACATTCAAGGTTGTGCCGAAAGTCGGCGTTGATACCGGGATCGAGTCTGTCCGTGAAATCCTCCCCAAATGCGTCTTTGACGATGAGAAGTGTGCTGAGGGGATATCTCACCTTGAGGGATACCGAAAAGAGTGGGATGACAAGCGCGGGTGCTGGAAAGACAAACCTCTTCACGATCACACGTCGCACGGTTCAGATGGTTTTCGCTACTTTGCCGTAGCGAAGAACAACCACAAACAAGTTGGCGCCGTATTCTTCTAAGGAGCTCTCAGTGAGTGAACAAAATAGCGAGGTTGAGTTCCTCGTCAATGCCCTCGCTGACGTAGTGGCGATAGGGCGCCAGCGTTCCTTGTACGCGGGGCAGATGAATGGCAACACGAAGAGAACAAAGCTGTGGGACGAGTTTGGCTACCCGGACACCATAAGCTTCGATCTACTTTATCGCGCATATCGACGAAACTCCGCGGCTCATGCCGGCGTGCATAAAACGTTGGATAACTGCTGGAGTGACTACCCGACGATTATTGACGGCCCGCTGGCTGATAAGTCTACCGTCTCTACAGAATGGGAGAAGACAGTCACCAGACTGCTGAAAAAGCATTGGTCAAAAATCAAGGACGCCGATCGGCGCAATCTGGTGGGCCGATACTCTGCAATCATTCTGCAGCTAAAAGACAACAGGCCATGGTCAGAGCCAGTGGATACAGCGCTGGTGGCAAAACTTGGCGAAAATGCTTTAGTGAAGATGATCCCAGTTTGGGAATCGCAGATTAAGCCTGGCAACTATGACATCGACACCCTATCCCCAACTTACGGGCAGCCGGTGAACTACATCTTCAACGAGCAGCCTGTGGGTGATGACGGCACCTATGGCAATGTGAGAAGCGTTACGGTTCACCCCAGCAGGGTGATTATCCTCGCCGAAGGTTCAGAAGAAGACAACATGTTGTCTGGCATCCCTCTTAACGAGGCTGGTTACAACGATTTGCTGGACATCGAAAAGACTAAGGGAGGAAGCGCTGAGGGGTTCCTGAAGAACGCGAGCCGCCAGCTTGGTATTCATTTCGACGAAAAAACCGACATGAAAACCATCGCGCAGCAGGCGAAGGATGCCGGCTATAAAGACCTTGGCGAGGCAATGAATGAAAAGATCAGGAAACTCAACCAGGGTACGGATTATGCTCTGGTAACTCAGTCTGGGGCATCATCTGTCCTTTCAGTTGCCGCCGCTGACCCTACACCGTCATGGACAGTCTCGGCCAATAGCTATGCCTCAACAATCGGCTGCCCGTTCAATATCCTCTTTGGCAAGCAAACCGGGAATCTTGCTTCTACTGAAGACAGGAAGGAATGGGCTAAAAAAGGGAATGGGCGCCGTGGCGGTTGGTTGTCATGGCTGCTAACTGAAGTCATTCAAAGATGGTGTGACGTCGGCGTAGTATCGCAACCAAAGAAAGCCGAGATCACCGTCTATTGGTCTGATTTGCTGGCCCCAGGTGATAGCGAGAAGCTCGAGAACATGAGCAAGATGGCAGACGTTGCCTACAAAACTCAGCAGGCGTTCGGCGCGTCTGCTGTTGAACCAAACGAGGTGCGCGCCGCCGGCGAACTGGAGCCAATCGAGGAACCCAGACAGCCAGACCCGACAAAGAAACCTGTCGGTAAGGATCCGCTGAATGATGACAACGCCGAGGCCTAAAGTCGGGACACCGATAATACCGCGCAATAAAGCAGACCCCACCCAATCCTATCGGCAAGTAAACAAAATGTTCCGTGATATCGAGAACCGATATCTGGGCATCAAAACAACGCTTCGGCAACTTTTCGACCAAAGATTAACTGGCCGGGTGCTGGTGGGTAACTCTCAGCGATCGCATGTTCTTTCAGGTGACACCCTATATCAGGTAAACGCCGGTACGTTTGTCTACGACATGAACGCTCAGCAGTTGGCAGCGCTTCTTGAGGTAATACAAACGATCCTTGATGACTACCTGTTAGAGGGCAACGGTCAGGATATTTGGGCGCTGCAGTATATTTCAGATGAGTATCGACGCGGCACGCTCAATGCCTATACGAATCTGTCTGCTCAGTCTGAGGTCTACGCGTCACAGACCACGCTAAGCGCGCTTTTGTCCACACCTGCTTATCAGAACCAGGTGGCCGCTGCTTTCGTGTCGACGTACAGCGATTGGAAGGGGATCAGCGATGCAGTGCGCGCTGACCTTGCCAATATCATCGCCGATGCTGTAGGGCGAGGCGTAAACCCGCGTGAAACCATGAGGGTGATAAGCAAACGCCTTGATGTCTCAATGTCCAAGGCAAAGACGATCGCTCAGACCGAGCAGGTTGGCGCCCTGAGAGAGGCTCAGTGGAACGAAACCACATGGGTGCAGGATAGGTTAGGCCTGCGCACCAAGTTGCTGCATTTATCCGCCCTGAAGCCGACTACGCGCGCCTGGCACGCATCGCGCCACGGCAAGCTTTACACGGTCGAAGAAGTGCGTGAGTGGTACTCGAAAGACGGCAACAGGTTCAACTGTTACTGCAGCCAGATCCCAGCCGTCGTTGACGAGAAAGACAATGTAGTAAACATCGGGCTTGCGAAGCGTTTGGAAGAAGAGCGCGCTGCCTGGATGACGCAACAGGCCGCTTAATCGGCATCACCAACACAATGAGGACACAGCATGAAGCGCAACCGCGTTAACGTGCTGACCGTCGTCAACTCCGCTTCAAATATCACTACCGAAACCATCGACGGGAAACCACATATCGTGGTTCGCGGCATTACGCCCGTTGTTGACGATATCGTGATGAACCGGAAGTTGTACCCGGCAGCAGAAATTGCCAAGGCCTATAACACCCTTGAGCGCAAACCGATGCCGCTGGGGCATCCAAAAATAGACGGAAAGCACGTATCGGCGGGTGATGTCCGCGCGGTGAACAACTATCACGTTGGCGCCTGGCTTCAAGACGTCCAGCACGTCGACGGAAAGGTCAATGGTGATATGTATGTCGACCGCCGTTATGCCGAAGGAAGTGAAAAGGGTAAACGGCTGGTAAATCGACTGGATGAAATGATCGCAGGGACAAACTTAGAGCCCATTCACATCTCCACCGGACTCCTTTACTCCGGCATTGCGGCCAACGGCGAATCAAAGGGCAAGAAGTACAACGAAATCGCCACAAACATGGTGTTTGACCATGTTGCCGTTTTACTTGATGAACCTGGAGCCGGAACGCCAAGCGAAGGTGTTGGCATCTTCGTTAACGCCGACGGCGACGATCAAGAGGTCGAAACCGCAAACCTGTCAGAGGGTATTGATTGCACCCGAGAGGGGCTGCTGAACAAGACCAAGTTTTTCTTCACCAACGCCTCCAACTTCTCGTTTGACGATATCCTCGAAGCGATCAGCAACAAGCTCCGTGAAGGTCGATCAGATGATTACTGGCCGTGGCCCGAATCTATCTGGCCCGACACTTTCATTTACCGCGATAAGACCAAGTTTTTCCGGCAGAAATACCTCATCGATGAGGACGGTAAGGCCGTGTTCGTCGGCGAACCTGTAGAAGTCGTGCGCAAACCCACTGAGTACGAAATTAAAACCAACGGAGAGAGTAATCCGATGAAAGAAATGATTGTTAACGCACTGAAGGCAAAAGGTAAGCCGACCGAAGGCAAGACCGAGGCGGAATTGCTTGATGCCTACAACCAGATGAACGCAGAAGAAGCCGCTGCCAATGGTGAAACGCCAGAGCAAAAGGCTGCGCGGCTGCAAAAAGAAAAGGACGATAAGCAGAACGCCAACAATGGTGAAGAAATGCCGGCCTGGGCTAAAAACTTGAGTGACCAGTTTACCGCACTTAATAACCAATTCACCGCCAACGCAGACAAAGAGAAAGGCGAGATGCGCGCAGCAGTTAAAGCCAAATTCGGCATGAGCGACGTTGCCGTAAACGCGCTGGATGGTGATCCGTTGAAGGAGCTGTTTGCCCAGTGCTCAACCTCTATCGGCCTGAACGGCATGCTGCGTCAGGTTAACTCCTCTCAAACTTTCAGCGAAATGCCGGAGTAAAAAATGGCTAAAGACGGGAAACATGTAATTCACGCGGGCGGTATCTTCGCCAATCCACAACTGCATCGTGAAGGTGCCGCCGCCGACGATACGCCCCCTGGCACGATCGGTTTCTTCGATAACACCACTAAGAAATTCACCGCATCGGTAGATGGCAATGAAGCCGCGATCCTTTACGTAGCCAACTATGACTATCTGCGCTGCAAAACCGTAGATGACGTCATTAAGGCTGGTGATTGGGTTGTTGCATTCCATCCAACCCCTGGCGTTTTCTTCAACGTTCCTGCTGCCGCTGGCACCTACACCAAAGGCCAGCCGCTTTCTATCGTCAATGGCCGGGTTAAGGCCGCTGCAGAAGGCGAGTCAGTCCGCGCATACGTAGAAGAAGATCGCGCATACACCACGGCAGCAGGCGAACTCCTGCGCGTTGTCATTAAGTAAGGAGCACCGCATGTTTTATTTCTCTACCAAAAAGGCCACTGAAACTCGCAATCTTGAGGCAAACATGTCTCAGTTCAACGAGTTGAAGCTTGCCCGTAATGCCAGCGCTCAGGCCGTGGCTGATTTCATTGCGCGTACTCGCGTGCGTGGTGATGCTGCAAATGCTCCAGCGTTGGATGCGGTTAACGCCGTCGATGACATCAAGCGCCTCTATCGCGCATACGATCAGACGGTGCTGGCAGAGTTTGAGCCGAATACTGAATTTACTCTGCTGAACGATCTGATGCCGCTTTCTCGCTCTGTTCGTCTGGAAGAATCAGTTTACGAATATGCCCGCAAGGGGGGCCGTGGCTGGGCGCATACTTCCATGTCTGGGCAGATCGGTGCGGCGCTGGATGCGAAGTCTTACACCTTTGATGGCACCATGGTGCCTATCCACGACAGCGGCTTTAAATTCAACTGGCGTGACCCGGTCTTCAACAAAGGCTCTGCACTTTCCTCCCTGGCTGATGCTCAGTCTGGCTCTGTCGATGACGTTCGCCGGCAGTATGTGGACTACATCTGGGAAGGTTTCCGCGACGCGGCCGGCAACTTCATCAAGTTCGACGACAAGACCTGGAAGGGGTTGCGTCATGATGAGCGTGTGGCGCAGGTTACGCTGACTGTTAACTTTGCGACCAGCACCGATCCTAAAGCGATGCGCGCTGCTGCTATCGCTCTGCGTGACGTGCTGAAGTTGCAAAACTATCAATACGGCCAACAGACCTGGTACGTATCCAGCGAAATCATGTCGAACTGGGAGCAGTATTTTGACGTTAATGCTCTGCGCACAGTTCTGGAAGAGCTGAAGAAGTTGGCCGGCATCTCCGACATCAAAGAGGACGCCGAGCTTTCTGGTAACGAAATCGTGATCATCCCTCTCGCTGCTGGCGTCATTGCCCCGATCGTAGGTCAGGCGTTCGGCACCGTTGCCGATCCTCGTCAGTTCTACAACAGCGATTACGTATGGCGCACTTGGGGCGCCGCCGGCTTGATGGTCAAGCAAGACATCAACGGCCACTTCTCTGTAATTCACGCATCCAGCTAAGGAAAAATTATGGCACTCGTAAAAGTTTTGGTAGCAAACCTCTTTGCCGGTGCCAACTTCCAAAAACTGGAAGTTGGCAAAGTCTACGAAGTAGATGACGCGGTTGCAGGGAAGTGGATTGCCGATGGTAAGGCGGAGCAATCAGCAGAAAAGAAAGGCGAGAAACTGGCATTAGAAGTGGCCACATCGACCGCTACAGCTAATGCTGACACATCCGCACTTCAGACAAAGTTGGCCGAAGCACTGGAGCAACTGAAGCAGGCCCAAGCTGCTGCGGCGGCGAAGGATAATGAACATGCCGACGCGCTGGAGCAACTGAAGCAGGCCCAGGCTGCAGAACTGGCAGCAGAGAAGCAGCGCGCTGATACAGCAGAAGCTGCTCTGGCAGCAGCGAAGCAGCGCGCTGATACAGCAGAAGCTGCTCTGGCAGCAGCGACCAAGAAGGACAAGTAATCATGGCAGCGCAGATAACAGCGGCGCAGGTTAAACAGCAGTTGTCTGCGCTGGGTTACTCCATTCCTGACTTCATGATCGATGCCTACCGGTGCAAGCTGGACGGCATCCGTCAGTGCCTGGAGGCGTCTGGCTACGACGATTGCGATCTGATGCTGATACAGGTCTACGCCGTCACCCTTATGGCGATAACGGCCTTCAGCCAGCGCATCAAGTCACAGTCAGCGCCTTCAGGGGCGTCGCGGTCGTTTGATTACAGCGGCGACATCAAAACCATGAGGAACACGTTGGCAGCTTTGGATACAGCCGGTTGTACATCCAGCCTGCCGATCGACGTCGGCACTAGCGTGGGTTTCTTCGACGTTGTGGGAGGTTGCTGATGCAGGAAGAGAGAAAAAGCGACGAGGATAAACCTGATTGCGAAAAATGCCCCAACTGCCCCGGCTGTCCTGACCAATATGAGGACTATCTCTCATGAGCGCTGCTGCTAACTGGAGCTATACGGCGGTCGCTACGGTATGGAAAAAGCTGGGCATGGACGATTACGGTAAATCTTCTTTCGCTGAGCCTATCCAGATCATGTGCGATTACGGTGGTGATGCGACTGCACGGCTTGGCGATATCGGGCTTGAGTTTGTAGTAAAAAACACGCACTGGACTGAGTATGCGGATGCACGCCAGGGTGACTATATCCTGATCGGTGCTTCATCTGAACCAGACCCGAAAAAGGTTGATGGTGCTGATGAGGTTCGCCATATCATCCGGTACGCCGATACATTCGACCGTATCGCCGATGACTACGCGATTATCACAGGGGTTTGATATGGGCGTGAAGGTTAAAGGTATCCGGGAGGCGCAGGTCACTCTTGATAGGTTAATCGGCGATATAAAGGGGAGGAGAGTTGTCAGGGCTATGCAGTCAGCGCTGCTGATCGGTGGGACACAGGCTGCTTTATACACCCCTATCGACACGTCGACGCTACTCAATAGCCAGTATCGCGATATTTCCGTGAATGGCTCCCGGATTACGGGACGCGTTGGCTATTCGGCCAATTACGCTGTCTACGTTCATGACCCGAATATCCCCCAGAAATTCCGGCGCGCCACCGCCCAAAAAGAGTTTCTTACCAAAGGGTTTGAGGATACCAAGGCGCAGATTGACAGAGCGATCAAGAAGGAGATGCAGCTATGACGCCAGCTATGCATCGCCGTGTTCGCGATTACTTCGTTGATGCTGCGCTGACCGCCGGCTTCACTACGCAGATGCTGCGCTGGAGGGATACCGGAAAAGGCGAAGATAAATTCATAGTCTTTCGTCCAAACGGTGGCAGTCCAGTTCGCAACGATCTAGCCAGCGAATATCTGGTGCTGGTCGACGTCATCGGCGCCATTGGAGAGGATGAAGAGGTAGACAACGCTGTTCAGGCGATTATCAGCTACATCCAGAACAATCCCATGCCAAATGACTGCATCGGCCATATTGAGAACGTCGGCGGTATTCCATCCCCAGTTTCCACAACTGAAGGGCGATTAGTCTATCGCCTGCAATTCGCTTGCCTGTACGGCGAGTAATCAATAATCAAAGAGGTAAGCAATATGCAAGGTTGCTCAACTGACAACAGCAAGTTGTTCGGTCGTGGTATTGTGCTTGAGGTGGCTTTAGGCTGCCCTGACACAGTGCCTGCAGAAAGCGAATGGCAGTCGCTGATCGCCGGTACTTCCAAAGGCTTCGACTTCAGCCCGAATACCGTAACTTCGGATGCGGATGACACCAAGGGTTATGTTGAAAACCTGGTCACTAACTCAGACTTTACCCTGAGCTTTGAAGGCGAAGTACGTAAGCGCGATAAGCTGGATCAGTTCGGCGTAGCGAAGTTCGTTAAGTATTACAACGACGAAATTCAGGCTGGTCGCCAGCCAACTTTGTGGGTGCGTGAAGAGTATGGCCCGATCACCTTCATCGGTTACATGGTTATCACCGCGTTGAGTTCTGACGGCGGCACTAACGACATCGTTACGCTGTCGACCGAGTTCAAGGTGGCTGACTCCGATACCATCCAGGTTATCGACACTCCGGTTGATATTCCAGTCACTGGGATCACCCTGACCCCAACCAGTGGCACGGTAGCAGCCGGCGCGACAACCACATTTAACGTGGTGTTTGCTCCAGCCAATGCGACCGATCAATCGTTTACTTTGGTTTCGTCTGTACCGGCGCGGGCAACAGCAACGGCTAACGGCCTTGTTGTCACCGTGGCAGCACCATCTGGCGCCACCGCAGGCGTAGCAAACATCACTGCAAAAACCAACGACGGGAATTTTACGGCTGTATACGCAGCTACTGTCACCGCGTAACTATCACAAAGGGCGCTTGTGCGCCCTTGATGATAATTATTCGAGGCAACCATGACACCATTAACTGAAATTGGCGAGATGCTCATATCAGACGCCAGCCGCGACTACTTCTTCAGGCCATCATTCGGAAACATGTCTCGCATAGGCTCTCCAGCGGAGATTGTAGAGCGCTTTGCTGAACTCCATACCAGTGATGCGCCGAGATTGCTTTCTGCTGCTGTGGCAGCGTATGGCGAGATTCCAGGGTGGTTGCTTGCCTATATCAACTCACCATCGTTTAGCAGCTCAGCTATCTTTGCCGGCATGATCGTAATGCAGGCCTGCTGCGATGACGATATCAGCGCGCTGGTGGGTGAGCTGCGGCCAAGTAAACGAGGGAAAAGGGCGTTCGTATTCCGTCGTGGCAGTTTGCCGGCGAGCGACATTATCATCCTCGGGCAGTCGCTGATCACTCACGGCATCATCGGAAAAGCCAAGGTGCGTCGTCTTCAGCGGCATGAGATAAACAGCTTCGTCAGTGAATTCAGTGCATTCGAGTACATCAGTGCTGCCCGTAACCATTTCAGCATGCCGCGAGCTGAGGCCGAGCAACTGACCATGACGGAATTTCAGCTGTTGATTAACGCTAAATACCCAGATCAGAAAGGGTTCACCGCTGAAGAGTACGATGCTGTCGCGGACGAGTACATGAAGAAGAAGGCGCGACGCCAGGCTAAGGCCGCGTAGAAGCGCTGGCAGGCGATGATAGCAAAAGCGGCGTGATTTGCGTTGAGTTGGTGCTTTCCTCTGCTACCATGAGGTGAATTGTAACCTTGAGGGGATATGGATGTGAATAAAATATTTGTATTATTTGCTTTGGTTTGTTTTTGTGCGGCCGTTTATTTTGGCATGCGTGAAGTAATGTCATTGTTAATAATTATACCTGTATCGTTGTTATGCATAGCAGGAATGGATAAGTTCGGTGTAATTCCATGCTGCATTGGTGTTATTGCTGTATCTATAGCCACGGTGCTATGGGTAAACTCAGTTACCCCTATTTTTGGTGAAGGCTATGCCTCTAGACAGGAAGCAAAATCACTGGAGCAGGATAAAAACAAAGAGGCAGTAGCTATTATTATTTCAGGGCAGAATGCAGTAAAGGAAAAAGTAAAAGATCCAAGTTCTGCAAGGTTTATGAATGACTTTACAAGTTTTCATGATGGGAAGGGATATTACTGCGGGCTAGTGGACGCCAAGAATAGCTTTGGCGGCTACACTGGTATGCAACGGTTTGTATCTAATGGCAAAGCGTCAGGGACATTTCTGCAAGAAGAGGTTAATGACTTCTCGTCGGTGTGGGACAGATTTTGCAAGTGACTTTTATGTTACATGACCCGCTTCGGCGGGTTTTTTTATGCCCGGAGAATGGTCATGGCAAGCGAAGAACAAGTTGGTAATATCGTTTATGAAGTAGAAATGAATGTTGCCAATCTGCTCGAGGCGCAACGCAAAGTAAACGAACGGCTGGACACAATGGATGAGCGTTTTAAACGCTCAGCAAAATCATCCGACACGCTATCTACCTCCGTAACACGCCTGGCTGGTGCTGTTTCGGCCGCAATTTCAGTGCAACAGGTAGCGAAGTATGCTGACGCTTGGACGACAGTAAACAACAAGCTCGCAAACTCGGTTAAGGCAAATGAGGATCTTGCGACAGTAACGCAACGAGTTTTCTCCATTGCTCAAGATACGAGAGCGGCGCTTGATGCCACAGCGTCTTTGTATCAGCGCCTTGAAAGGGCAACACGAAGCTATGGAACCAGTGTTGATGATGTAGCTCGATTAACAACGATCATTAACCAAGGTTTTGTCGTTTCAGGTGCTACAGCTCAGGAAGCAAGTAATGCTGTTATTCAGCTGTCTCAAGGCCTAGCTTCTGGCGCGCTTCGTGGTGAGGAGTTCAATTCTGTAACTGAACAAGGTGGTCGGCTGGCTACGGCCTTGGCTGATTCCTTGGGGGTTAATATTGGCCAGCTTAGAGCAATGGCTGCTGAAGGTAAGCTGACAACCGATGTAGTTGTTAAGGGGCTTCTCTCTCAGGGAGATGCGATAGGTAAAGAGTTTGCGAATACTACGACTACTATTGGACAGGCGCTTGAGATTGCCAATAACAATATAACTCAATTCATTGGCAGCTCAACGACAGTTAAGTCTACTGTTTCACTATTTAACAGCTCAATTATTACGCTGAGCGAAAATCTTGATGTCGTTGCGAAAGTAATTGGTTCAGTGGCCGCTATCGTCGGTACTCGTTATGCGGCAGCTCTAACGCTCGCTGTAGCAGGGCAGGTTAAGCTTGCTGCAACTGCTTTTGCTGCATCAACATCTCTTTCTGCTTTTGGTGCTGCTGCTGCTCTGGCCAAGGGGGCGCTTGCGCTAATCGGTGGCCCAGCAGGGGCTGCTGTGCTCGCAGCTTCTGCAATCTTTTACTTTTACCAACGAGCAAAAGAGGCGCGTCAGGCGGCCATTGACTTAGCCGACGGCGTAAACACTCTGTTAGGCAAGATGAAAGACATGTCTGCCACGGAGATCGCAGCCAGTATCGCAAAACTACGTGGTGCAATCCCTGAATTAACTGGAGCCGTCAAAGATGCAAGCGACGAGTATGATAAGGCGTCAAAGCGCGTTGCAAACCTTCAGCGAGAAGTTGATAACTGGGGAACTGGCACTACACGTGGGCGCCAGGCAGCCGAGGCATTAACCGGGGCAGTTGATAACCAAAGCATAGCTTTTGCAGAGCTTGATAGAGCCCAGAGAAATCTCAGCCAAACACAAAGTGCTGTAGGGATTGCTTCGGCGCAGTTGAATGGCACCTTTGAACAAGGGATTGGGTTGCTTTCCCGCCATGGTGAGCAAGCTGGTTTTGCTGCCGGAATGATGAATCAACTCGGTAGGCAATTAAATTTTGCAGCCGGGGCTCAGGAAAAGTTCAATGCATCCAACCTGAAAATAACCAGACCAAAGAATGTCCAAGACTACCTTGACGGTCTTCAAGATCAGGTTGAGCTTCAGGCGGAATTAAACGATAAGAAGCGAGCTCAACTTAAAGCTGAACAACAAATAAGACGGCTGGGAGGGTCAGAGGCTGACGTTGTTCTGGCAAGAGAGCGCGCTGCTGCTGAATATGACTCTCTTCAGGCGCAGCAGGAACAGAAGAAGGCGACCAAGGAAGGGATAGCTGAGGGCAAGAAATCAGCGAGCCAAGCAGAAAGCGTTGCTCAGAAGTTAGCAAATCTGAAGCAGCAGTCTGAACTTGCGGCGAGCTCAACAACTGAGCTTAGCCGAGAGCAAGCGATCCTGACCGCACAGCAATCACTCGGTAAAGGCGCGACGCAAGCACAGGTAGCCCTGGCCGGGGAATATGCCGCAAAAGCATGGGATGCGGCCGCCGCAGCTAAAGGCGTCACTGAGGCGATCAAGGCTATGCCTGAGAAGGCAGAGAATAAAGCATACGCCGAGTCCATGCAGAACCTGAAAGCTGCGCTGGATGCCGGAAAGATTGACCTTCAGGAGTACAACACCGCCACCGAGAAAATGGCGCTGGAGCATCAGAACAACTTAGCGAAGATTAACGCTCAGGCTTTAGTTAACCCTGTCGCATCTGCACGTGCTGAAGTTGATCCGGTTCAGCAGTTGGCGAATGAGAATGCTCAGAAGCTGGCGCTGATGCAGCAGTATCAACAGCAGGAGCAGGCGATACTGCTGCAGAGTTACCAGCAGGGAAAAATCAGCTATGACCAATTCATCTTGGCTAAACAGGCCACGGATGATCAGTACCTGGCTTTGCGCACTGCCCAGGAGAAGCAATACCAGGAGCAGCAGACGGCGGCGCAGTGGCAGCTGTTGAGCCAGCAAAGCCTTGGTTACAACATGCTGACGAGCGCTGTTGATGCCTTCTCGGGTAATGCCTCAAACGCTATTACTGGGCTGCTTACCGGCACCATGTCGGCACAAGAGGCGATGAGGTCGCTTGGCAACACCATTCTGAACAGTGTGATAAATAGCATCGTTCAGGTGGGCGTGGAGGCGTTGAAAAACTACATCCTCGGCCAGACGCTTGGCGCCGCCTCCGTGGCGTCATCTGTGGGTATGGCTGCAACAACGGCTTCTGCCTGGGCGCCGGCGGCCGCAATGGCATCACTGGCAACTCTTGGCGCTAACGCAGCTCCAGCGGCTGCAGGGATAACCTCAACCGTGGGATTGGCTGGTGGGCTGGCTTTGGCTGGAGCGCGTTATAACGGCGGCCCTGTGAGCGCTGGCGCGATGTACCAGGTAGGTGAGCGAGGCAAGCCAGAGATTTACCAGGCGAGCACTGGTAAGCAGTACATGATACCCGGTGACAACGGCAAGGTGATCAGCAATAAGCAGATCACCGGCGGCGGCAGTGCGGCGCCAACCATCATCATCGAGAATTACTCATCTGGTGCTGGAGTAATGGATACCCAGGCCAGCAAAGGGGCTGATGGTGCCGATGTGGTGCGCATTGTGCTGGCTGATCTGCAGCAGGGCGGCCAAATTAGTCAGGGCATCTCCCAGTATCACCAGGCGCCTCGCAAAGCCACTGAATAGCAGCACTCAAACCTCCATAACCCGCTCCGGCGGGTTTTTTATTACCGGGAGAAAACCGTGGCAATACCTTATCCCGACTGGCTATCACTTCCCCAGAAGGCCAACAAGAGCCGCACGATTGATGCCGGATTTCGCACCGATCAGCCGGCAGTGGGCGCGCCTATCTTCCAGCGCCTGACAGATGATCTCAAAACTACCTGGTCGCTGACGTGGATTTTCACGCTACAAGAGGATCGGGCATTCGAACAGTGGTATCGCAGCCCTCGTTACCTGGATAACGGCAATCAGTGGTTCACGATGCTTTGCAATCTGGGGGGCTCTGGCCTGCAACTGCAGGAACTGCATTTTGTGGCACCGCCGGTGCAAACGAGCATCAACGGCAACACGACGACGTGGACGGCGAGCGTAATCACCCGGAAGCTCTACAACCCGGATGACGAGTTCTCAGACGTCATTGTTGAGCTGCCGCCATATCAGTGGGGGATCATTGATGAAGTGGTTAACCGCGACATGCCGGAGTATTGAATGCCTACATTACGAGAGTTTCAGTCACAACGGCCCAACAGGATCATCTACGACACGATGACGTTTAGCCATCCGTCATTTGGCGTTCTCCGGCTGGTGGCAAACCAGATATACCCGAAGACATTCGCCGGCCAGGTGTTTTCAGCGTGTCGAATGGAGGTCGCAGAGAGCCAGCAGAGCAGTACGCCGGTGATCAACTCAACGGTGAAATTCGGGCGCCTGGCACAGGACTTTAAGCAGCAGTTGAAGTCGTGGCGCGCGCACTCACGCATAACGCCGATCTCTGCCACGTATCAGCGTTTCGATGCGGCGGACATGAACACGCCGCTGAAGTCTTGGACGCTGTATGTGAAAGATGCCTCTCTCGATGAGGCTGACGTAACGTGCTCGCTCACGCTGCAGAACCCGCTCAACAACAACATCGGCTTTCTCTACAACACCGTGGAATTCCCAGGACTCGCCAATGCATAAACCTGACTTCATTCACGCCATGGAGGGTAAGCCGTGGCGCGATCGGGCGTGCTCGTTCGACACGGCTGATTGCTGGGGGCTGGTGGTGCTGTATTACCGGCATGTGCTCGGCATAGAGATACACCAAACGCCGGACTACGAAGCCGGTAGCGACTTCCTGACGTGTTTTTCCGGTGATGTTGTGTTCTGGCATCAGGCCGAGAAAGCGGCCGACGGTAGCATTTTTATCGCCTATTACGGCGGTCAGCCAGCTCACGTCGGTTTGGTCATTGATGGACAAGCATTCCATAGCCGTGGCGAAGCGGGGCATGTGCGCTTTGACAAGCTACGCACGCTGGAGCGAGTTTTCACCAAATTGGAGTTTTACGACTATGCCGTTGATCGAAGTTCAGCGCGTGCCGGGGTTGCCCAAAGAACGTCATAACCTTCCCGCCGGCAGCATGTTCTATCCCTGGCTAAAATCGGCCAACCTTCACTGCGATGTTGAAATTCTGTGTAACGGCGTAAAGCTACAGCCCGATGATGAGCTGAATTTCCCGCTCAACGATGGCGACGTGATCAGCGTGTTCGACCAACCGAAAAGCGGCACCATCGGTAAAGTTCTAAGTCCGATTTTTGCCCCGATAAAGTTCGTTCAAAAAATCCTGACGTCATTGCTCGGCCAGCCAAGCGTGGGCGTGGCGACAAGCAGCAACGCAAAGACATCCCCGAACAACAGCCTGAAGGGGCAAACCAACATTGCGCGAAACGGCGAGGCAAAGCCTGACAACTACGGCCAGGTGCGCGCGTACCCTGACCTGATTCAGGAGTCGCTGTTCGAGTACGACAACAACATCAAGAAAGTCACAGAGTGGATGAACTTCGGGCTGGGCAGGTATGACGTCACGTCAGTAAGGTACTCAGAATCGAACCTCGGCGCGCTGGCTGGCGCCTCATACCGCATCTACCAGCCAGGCGATAACATCCCGCTGATCAACGAGGGGTTCGCTTTTGACGACATCGACGGCCAGGAACTGCCGGGGCCGAACGAGAGCGGAGATTTCCCAGCAGAAACGGCGACGACAACTACCGATATGGTGTCTGGGGAGTTCATCGCTGGACAGGCAAAGGTGAAAATCAAGCAGAACAGCGATTTCGATTACTTCTATGACCTGTCTAAGCCTCATTCCGTGTCTTTCGTGGTCAATGTCACATACAACACAGTATCAGGCCCAGTAACACGCGATATCACGGTATTTGCCGATCTCTTCAGTGCTACGACAACCGACGATGGCGCCCCAGTTAATCCGCAGTATTTCTACGAATTTACCTTCATAAACCTGGGGGGTAATGATATTGGGCAGATCCCCGATGATGCGGTGATCAACACGTCGATATTCACGCTTAACGACAATGAACCGTTGGTAATTGGCCCGTCATTCTCTCCGGTTGATGGGACTCAGCTTTGGGTTCATCTTCAGGCGCAATTGGGACATGGGGATTACGCCAGAACCAGCGTCACATTCTGGAAGGTTGATGATGATAACAACCAGATCCCCGGCACGCTGGAAAGCTACAACATCGGCCTTAACAACGATGACGAGAACGCGGATACAAAATATGACACGTTCAAGTTTACCCCTGTGTCAGGCAATGGCCGCTATGCGGTAACGTTCATCCGCACCAACAACAGTAATGATCACTCGATCCTGAAGGTAGAGGCCGTTCACATCGTCAGGACGCGCACTAATGTTGTTTACCCGAATGACACGCTCGTAACCGTCACTGTTACAGCTACAGAGCGAGCAACCAGTGCGAGAGAGCGAAAATATAACGCGCTAATAACCCGCCACGTCATCAGCTACAACTTGGCTACACAGACAGTAGATTACACAGAAAGGCCGTCACGCTCGTTTGCAGACGCGGTATTGCACACCTGGCTAAAGATGGGCGGTCAGCCAGAGTCGAGCATCGACATCTATGAACTCTACTCTATTGCGGCATCGCTATCAGATCAGCGCCTGGGCTATTTCGATTACACCTTCGATGATGAGGATATCTCTCTGGGCTCTCGCATTCAGACGATCTGTGATGCGGCGACGGTAACAGCATTTTGGGATGGCGGGGTGCTGTCTTTCACGCGCGATGAGCGTAAGCCAAACGCAACGACGGTATTCAACCGCGCCAACATGAAAGCGGAGGATTACAGCCTTTCCTACGACATGACTCTCCCCGGCGGTTTTGATGGGGTAGAGGTCAAGTATCGAAACCCGGTCACGAATAAACAGGCATTCATCCGCTACAGGATCGTCGGCAATTCGATAGAAGAGGGCGAACCGGTAAAGGCGAAGAAGTTTGACATGTTGTTTATCCGCAATTCTTTCCAGGCACGGGATCGAGCGTTGAAAGAAGTTCGCCGGCTGCTGTATTCACGCCAAACGATGACTATCCGCGCGCTGGCCGATGGTGAATGGGTGAACGTCGGGCAGATGGTACAGGTTGCTGATATCTACGACGCGAACCAACAGGATGGCTATATTGTTGCGCGTAACGGCAACAACTTCGATACCAGCGAACGGATCGAGTGGTCTGGGGATATGTTTGTGGTCGTTACTGATGCAATCGGTGCGCCTACAGCGCGCGTCCAGGCATTTCCTCGCACAGATACCATATTTGGCTTCGCTGCAGCAGTACCAGCAATAACCCTCAACCTCTATGACGGCTACAACACACAGTCGCCGTCTCGTTACGTCATTGCCACACAGATGGAGATGGACGCAACGAAGTGGACGATTACTGAAAAGAAACCGAATGGCGACGGGACTACCTCGTTAACCATGTCTGAATACAACGATGAAATGTATAATTACGAGGTTACAGCGTAAATGACCACACCAACCAGCAAGCCCATTCCAAGTAACGATGTAATTGATTTAAAGTTTAACGCGGAAAAAATAGACGAGGTGGTTAATTCCAATGCTGAAAATTACTTTGATCGGTTTGGGGTGGAAAGATACACCTTAGAAGGCATCAGGAAAAATCTTTCTCCATTAGGTAAAACATACACTCAAGAGCAGGCAGTCGCTGCTATTGCATCTGGAGAAATACCGGATGGCGCGTTCTTCTTTATCTGGTCTGATGATGAGGGCGCTGTAGCTGAAAAATATCAAGTGAGAAATTCGTGCAAATGGTTTACCAACAGGCGTTGGCAAACCTGGCCGATATTTCGCAACTTAAAAACATCACATCGATGCTTAAAAACTACACCTCTAAAGGGTGGCAGTTTTCGTTGGAATCGAAAAACGGCCCATCTGAAACGCTGCTTGGTGTAGACGATAATGGTGAATTGTGGCTCGCCGGTCTTGTTCGCGGGATACAGGAATATGTTGAACAGTTGATCCCGACATCATTAGCGAACAGATATAAAGGGCTTCAATGGGCGCTGGTGGATAAATCAGGAAAGCTCGGGCTTATCACCATTGACGATGATGGCGCTATGAACATTGTCGGGATGGACGATGCACTTCAGGATCGTGTTTCTTCCCTTTGTTCATCAACATTTTCCCGTCGCATTGTGGGATTTCAATATGTGGTTTTAGCAGATGATTTAAAGTCGGCACTGCTCGCTATTGATGATGATGGCGGTTTCTATATTCCAGGTATTGAAGGCCCGCTTCAGGATAATTTGGGTGAGTCCCTTGCAACGATAAAAACCGAGAACGGCGTGCCGGCGGCGGCATGGCGAGGAAATGTTGTGTGGTCAGAGAGGCCAGTGCTCACCGCTCAAAAACTGACATCTACCGGATTTATTTTCAGTTATGTGCCTGGTGGCGAAGCAACAGCCGGCAATGGGGTTAAGTACGAACCATCCATTCGAGAAATGCCGATCGATGCGAACGAGGTGCATGGCGGTGGTTCGGGTGGCCAATCACTGAACACGCCGAAGGATGGTGCTGGCATTAATATTGTCAATCGCGATCCTGCGTTTCGTGGTCGAGTACTCGTCGGCGCAAATGGAAGGCCGGAAGGCGGCGGTATGGATCCTGTAAGCGAGTCAGACCTGTCTACGCTTAACGATGCGCAGTATCCGGCTGCAGGATGGCGCCAGGGTAATGTGTTGCCGATGTATTATGCGATTCTCCATCAAAATCCTGGCAATCAGGTCTTTATTCATGCCCCATTTGCGGCAGGCGGCCGCTCTTTTGCTGAGATAAGCAAAGGGACCATCCCTTATCAAAACTCGCTGGAATTCGTGCAGCTTGGGAAAAATGCATCCGATGGAGTAGGGAAACGCTACACGTTCAAATTCATGACGTTTGAGCATGGAGAAACGGATAACGACAACGGCAGCTCGCAGAATCCTGGTGATTATCTCGCGAAAATGACGCCTTATTTCTCGGGCATGCAAGTTGACTTCAAAGCGATTACCGGCCAGACCGAGAATTTCGCAGAGGTAGTGGGGCAGGTCGGCAGTCGCATCAATACCAAAAATCAGCAGGTAGACGATCAAGGCAACCCAATCGGCGAGCCTGTGATTGTACAGCCGTACTCTGTCACAGCCACCGACCAGTTAACTTATGTGCGTCAGAACGCGGCAAAGGCCATCATGTACGGCCCCAAATACCCGCTTAACTGGCTCTATAACGATGCAACGCTGAGCCATCTGAATGCCGCCGGTAAAGTGCTGCAAGGCGAATATGCCGCACAGGCTATCTACTGGCATCTGTATGACCCAGTGAAAAAAGGCACCTGGACGGGGCTCAAAGCTCGCTCATTATCAGTGAATGGTAGCACTATCGACATCGTGTTCGATGTCCCATACCCGCCGCTGGTAGTTGATACAACAACAATTGCTGATTGCCCTGGGCAAGGATTCTCGTTGCAAGATGCCTCTGCTGAAGTTCAGTCGGTAGTAGTTATCGCATCAAACACTATCCGACTTAATCTCAATCAGTCTCCAGCAGTTACAGATCACCTATTGATTGGATTCACTAACACTGTTCCAGCAACCCAGGACTTTGTCTATCCACTGGTTTGCCTGCGTGATAGCTCA